ACTTGCGGAAGAACTATAAAGATACTATAGCATATTTAGATACAATACTTTAGACACTTCGTGTCTTTTCCAACTACTAAATTCATTCATTTCATTCATTTCATTTCTTGTTGGAAATTTTTTTAACACGATAAACGTTATCATGAAAGTTAAGCCATAATTCTCCTTAAGCAAGGAGAACAATGTGATGTCATCATGATGAGCATCGCCATCTCTATCTCGGGTGCTTTTAGGAACCAGTGAGCTTTTTGTCCCCATACACTACCGTCTCGAATCTCACGGAAATTAATATAACCTTGAAGAGTTTAGTTACACTAACTTGTAGGTTGCTTTTTCTCAGAGCCTACATCCTTTTAATACTGTTTGTCGTGTGTTTGTATCTTTGCCGCTATACATCTCTAGTTCCCGCACCAGGATTACTGGATTGTCAAAGAGACCGATTTAATATGCCTCGGTTGGGGCAGGTGTATAGTCCTATGTGTGCCGTGTGTGCCTTGTGAGTATGACGTGGTGTCTATTATGTGTTAGTCAGCAAATAGTTATCTATCTTTCAAACTTTCTTTAAGGATTTTTGAACCACCTATGCGACAGTTGATAATTCCGTTGTAGTAATCGTCAGTTAGCAACACTTTATGTTTAAATTGTAACTCTGCTTCAACATAACTCATTACGCCTCTAGTGGCACAATACTCTAATATCTCTCTAGTAAATTGTTTCTCGCCTTGTGCTACAACATCGTTTAGTAAGTGATCCGAACTACCCCAATAAGTACGCCAGTCACTTTCTTTTGTGCCTCTACGTTTATTCTTTCTGCCTTTTAAGGGCGGTTTGGTTGTTTTGAACTTTGCTAGTTTTTTGCCTATATACTTTTTACCATTCTTAGTATTGGTAATTAGGTATACAAATCCTTCACACCATTCTGGTATGCTGTCTACTTTTTTACCTTGATATGTCCAATCGCTCATGCATATTAGTTATCCAATATTTCTATATCGTTTGCATAAGAAGTGAACCCACCTTCTTTTACAACATATAAAACATTGCTAACTCTTCCTTGTAATTCTTCTTTGTGAGATATTAAGAATACATTTTTCTTCGACTCTCTTCCCATTTTTTTGAGAACGGCTAATGCACTTTCTACACCAGTTGTATCCATTCCCGAATCTACAAGTTCATCAATACACATTAAGTTCATAGGCTGGTTAAGACTCTCGTAGATGTCACGGAATGCCCAACTCATACCAAGTATAAGTCTATTACGCTCACCTCTACTTAGATTATCAAAGTCTAAATCTCTTCCGTACTCTGTAATATCTACAGATAAGTCTGAGTTAAATTTAACATCATGTGGTAGTCCTAATTTTTCTAAATAGTAACCTAATCTATAATTTAAATATTGTAAGTTTTGGTCAATAATTTTCTTTCTTATAAAACTGTCTTTACTTGTTAATAATTTATATAGGAATTCTTGATGGTCTTTTAGTCTAGTTAGTTCATTCATTGTGTCATAACTAACATCTTCTAATCCTGTATCTTGAAGTTGCTCTACTTGTTCTGTGTAAGGATTTGTATCTTTAATATTTTCTTCGATTTGAGCAGTAATTGTTTCTAGATTGTGTCTGTGCTGTAACGCATCTTCCATACTAGAATAAAATGTAATAGGCGATTCAGGCAACTCTCCTATATCTTGTAGTTTTCCTTTCACATCTGTAATTTTAATTTCTAAATCTGCAAAATAATCTATTTCTTTTTGTTCTTTCTCTTTAAGTTCTGCTGTGTACTCTTCATGTGTTTCTAAGTGTGCTGTTTCTTGTCCACATGCAGGGCATACACCGTCTTCTGCTTTTTGTATATTCTCTTTAAGTGTGTCTAATGTGCTAGTACTTCGTTTGCTACTAGTTACAAGTTGAGATAGTTCACTGTTTAGTCCTTGCATTTGAGCATATTGTTTGCTAATAACATCCATTGCTCTGTGTTTTTCTAACTCACGTTCAATATCTGTTTCTTTTAAGGTGTCTAAACTATTCTGTAGGGCATTAACTTTATCCGATTTATTTTTGTTCCATGCTTTACTTCTGCTTTCTATTTCTTCAATATTTTTCTGGATACGTTTGTTTGCATTATTAACTGCCTGTATTCTAAGTTCTTCTTCCTTAATATTATCTTTTGTGCCTTTTAAAAGTTCTTTAAGTAATTCTGCTTTCTCACTAATTTCTGTAATACCTAACAACTGCTCAATCATATCACGTTGGTCATTGGTTTTCATACTAAGGAACGGTTCCGTGTATGTGTTTAGTGCAATCAAGTGCTTAAACATATTATGCGGAAAACCTATTACTCTTTCTATTTCTTTTTGTGTTTCTCTGCTGTCGCCTTGCTGTTCGTCATCTGCATTTTCAACACCATCAATATAAAATTTTAGAGTATTAGGACGTCTGCCTCGTTCGATACGATATTCACGTCCATCGATATCAAAGTCCACGGTAACAATCATGCCTTTACCATTTGTTTTGTTAATTAAGTTATCACGTCTGATATTTGTTAGTGCTTCTCCGTAAAGTCCGTAACTAAGTGCATTAATAATAGTAGTTTTACCTGTACCGTTTCTACTACCATCACCACCCAAGTCTAGATTGTGTCCGAGAACAAGAGTAAGTTGCTCAGTATCAAACGTTACTGCCTGTGTGTTGTTTCCAACACTCATAAAATTCTTTGCTGTTACATTTTTAATCGTTAACATTATAGGGTTTCCAAACTCCTGTAAATCTCTATTAGTTCTTGGGTGTCAACTAAATTACTTTCTATAGTTTCTAGTTGCTGTATAACAATTTGGTCCACACTTTCAAACTGTATTTCACCACCTTCAAATACTTCCTCATCTTCTTTTACAGGCAGTAGTTGTATTTCTCTAACTTTAAAATTTTCCGCAAATGTTTCTCTAATAAAATTTGCTTCTTCGTAACTAATGTTTACATCTAATTTTATTCTAGCATGTGTTTGTGAGTCTAAATAATTTTCTGGCTTTTCTAATAGTTGCCTAAGTCCCATTGTAACATATTTAGGACAGTTATCCCAATTAACATATACAGGTTCTTCTCCCCATGTTAAAAACATAGCACCACGTTCGTTATCACCTGCATCTGAATAATTGTGTGGGAAAGCATTACCTATATAATGTATGTTGTTCTTGTATTGTCGTTTGTGAAAGTGACCACTAAACACATATTCTGGACCACTTAACATTTTATCGTTTATACCACCATGGTCCGGCATTTCAATCATTGCATTCATTTTAAAATAAGGTAATTCAAAATGTGCAAACATATATTTGCATTTCATTTTAGCAACTTGTTTGTACTCATCACCTACTAGCCAAGGTATAATAGCAACATCATCTTGTAAAAAATGTTCATCTATCATTACAATGTTAGGTAAATCTCTAGCAAACTCAATACTGTTTAGGTCACGTTTTTCTCTATAATATAAATCATGATTACCTAAAATCATGTAAACAGTTTCAAACGATTCGTTTAATTTTTTTAAGTCTCTAATAGTTGCATTCATAGTAGCAATATTAATACTTGCTCTATGATGATGCCAATCACCTAAAAAGATACATGTCTCACAATCTCTGGCTTTTGCTTCTGCAATAAACCAGTCAATGTAGTTTTGACAATCTTGTAGGTGTTGCCTACTATTTTGTTTTAAGCCGTAATGTATATCAGTAAAACATGCGGCCCTTTCAAAAAGGTTTGCCATATATTATGTTACTCGGTATTTGTATTTTCTACTTCAGTTTCAGCCGCTGAACGAAGTTCTTTCATAGCATTTTCGTGAGCAATCTGTCTTCCGTAACTTGGTAAATGTCCTGACTCAATTAATATGTCGTCTCTAATGTTTTGATTACGTTTCTCTAAATTTAAAACTCTTGTGAAACTGTTATTAACTGTTGCAGTATAATATGCAAATGGATTATCTGATTTTGCTTCGTTAAACTGTAGTCCTATTTGTGCAAGTTGCACTAATGCTTGTCCACGCATTTCGTCTACATAAGTGTAACCTCTCCAGTTACCTCGTTGACTGTATCGCTCGACAAGTTTCATAAACATGCTACCTAATGTGTTAGTAATCTTGCCATGGTCAACTGAAAAATGTCCATTGTGTAGTCCACCTACCCAATGACTTCTAGCAACTTCTCTAGGATTACTTCCAGCACTATCTAAAATATAATGTTTAAAAGGTGGAAAGTTTAACTTTGCTTTTGTGTCTGCAATAGTTTTTGTAGTTTTCTTTCTGCCAGGCTCATCCGGAATATGGTCATATCCCATTACCCTGAATACCAATTCATCTACTGGTACAGACTCAGGATCAATAGCAAAATCTTTCTGCTTAGGTTTTTTATCCCAGCCTCCTTCTGCCATTGCTTTTTGATAGCCTTCTGATTGAACTTTAGATGCACGATTGGCTCGTGCTTCACTAATTGCTGTTTTATTAATTTTTTTAACGTCGTCTAATATAAGGTCAACGTTAAAATATTTGTCGTCCTGAACATAGCAGTAAGACATTTTACTTGCATGTATCTGTTTAAGGATATCTTTGTTGTTCAAATAATTGACTTTCTTTGGTTGTGGTGTAGTCATAAAATCTCCTGTTAAACAGCATTATAGTACCGAAAGTGGTAAAAGTCAACTGTTTTCTTATATTCATACTAATAATTAAAACGTACTATTATTTATCGTGATAAATATGTTATAGGAGACTAATATGGCAAATGAAACAGAATTCAATCAAGGCTTACAAATAGGTGGCGGCGATGAGTTTTCTCAATTCGTTCAAGCGAGTGATGGAACACAATTTGATAAAAAAGATTGGCGAGCAAGGATTCGTCCTAAGAAAGGCGGAGAGAAATGGGCTTACGGGCTCGTAGATCCCGATGACCCAACAAAAGAGATAACAGATAGTGTATTAAAGCCTTTACAAGAAAGAGGCGGAATAGTCTATCCTTATACACCTGATATCTTTTTGCAGGCTAGTGTCGATTACAACGAGTCGATGCAACACGGTTCAAACTATCCTTTTTACACATATATTAATAGTAGACCTACAACATTACCTATTACAGGTGTGTTTACTGCAAATACAGTAGAAGAAGGACAATATATGTTAGCCATTTTCCATTTTCTTAGAAGTGTTACTAAAGCATTCTATGGAGACTCTGCTGTCAAATCTGGATATTATGGTACACCTCCTCCGGTGTTACTTTTTGAATACCTAGGAGAATTTGGTTTTAATAAAGTTCCAGTAATTATTAGGAACTATAACTTCCAATTACCACCTGATGTAGATTATGTACCTGTTAAGTATAAAGGCACTACAACAATGATGCCTACAGAAACAAGTGTGATGATAGAATTAGCACCACAATACACATACAGAAAAACAAGGAAGAAATTTAACCTACAAGCATTTACTAGTGGTAAACAATTAAAAGACGGATTTATTTAATGGCAACTTTTCATAATACAAATAGTTTTTTATATCGAGCAGGCGTGAATGACTTTTACTTAGATGTTAATGACTTACCTAAAATACCTAAAAGTAGAGCCGATAGACTTTATACAATAGAATCAAGGTATGCAAATAGACCAGACTTATTAGCACACGAATTATACGGAAGTGTAAATCTATGGTGGGTGTTTGCTTTAAGGAACCCAGACTTGCTAGTAGATCCTTTAGAAGATTTTACTTCAGGATTATCTATATTTTTGCCTACTAAAGAAACTGTTGATAGAGTAACTGGCTAATGACTGACAAAAATCCTAAAAGTGAAAAAACTGTAGTAGAAGACAGATACTTAGGAAGTGTATTAGGCAACCGACTTGATGCATACAACAATGCATCATATAATTTACGATTATATATGATACCCGATGTAACTGCTGACGGCGGCGGCTATAAAAATGGTGCCTTACAAGCAAAACCAGAAGAAACTGTTATTATAGCACAAACAGGTGTTACAGGAATACAAATAGATAACTTGTCTTTAAATATTGTACAAGGTGCATCAGGGTCCTTTGTAACTAATGGTACTTTTACGTTATACCAACCGGGTGCCGCAGACTTATTAGATCAAATACAAATAGCAAAAAAAGTTTTAGGTATACAAGCAGGCATGTTTGCAAATGCACCTATATTTTTAGAAATTACATTCAAAGGTTATGAAGAAGACCTCGATGATGTAGAAGGAGCAGGTGCCCCTGTAAAAATTCAAGGCCCGTGGTGCTGGCAATTAGAGATAGCAACTATCGATGTTGCAATAACAGAAGATGGTAGCACTTACGATTTTTCAGTTGTAATAGGAAGTGATAGTGCTTATTCAGATACCTTTTACACTATTCCTGCAGATACTAGTATGACTGGTAGTACTATTAAAGAGTGCATGGAAGATTTAGAAGAAACATTAAAGAAATACAGAGAAGACAATTACAAAGAAGAACAAGTTCATGACGAAGTAGTTTTTGATTTATCACAAATAGAAGAAATGTTAGGTAAGGGTAAAATAAAATATTCAAATTATGAAAATGCAGAACAAATAAACAGGTTAATGAATGCTGAAGCACAAGGCATTAAGACTAGAGAAGAGTACGAAAAAGTTTTAGAAGATAATCCAGAAAGTCTAGACGGTGGCGTTAAAGCAACTGGCGGAATCTGGAAACGAGACAGAATACAACTTAAAGAAGGTACAAACTTTCACAAAATTTTTACAACATTATTTGTAATGAATGACGAATTTTTAGAAAAGTGTACCAGAAAGAAAAAGTTTGATAGTCCTAACATAGATGAAGATGGCGTAGACTTAAATCAAACATTTACACATTGGTATAAAATAGAAGCAGATATCGAATATTTAGATTACGACAAAAGAAGAAATACATACGCAAGACGTGTAACATACAAACCTATGATATATCAAACAGCAGATCAAGATTTATCAATTAGTCCGGGAGAGTTTAACTTAGACAAAGATAATGTAACAAAACGTATAAAAGAAATGAATATTAAAAAAGCATATCATTATATGTATACAGGGTTAAATGACCAAATATTAAAAGCAGATATATCATATAAAGCAGGACAGTTATTATTAGGTGCTCCGGGCGGAGGCTTAATAGGTGATACATCAACTAGTCCTAATAAACCAGGTGCTCCTGTCAGTGACGGAGACCTAGACGGCAAGAATAAAAAAGCCGAAGTAGCCGCCAAGCAAGAAGAGAAAGACGGTATAATAAAAGCAATGGACGATCCTAGTACAATGCAACGTATCCAAGATACATTAGGATTAACAAACGCAGAGGCTGAAGAATTAAAAGATTCTAAAGAAAAACAAAACAACTTAGCAGAAGCAATAATATTTTTAAACAATAACGGACAAAATCCGTTAGGGTATTATAAAAGTGCAAACGGCAATGCAGACTTTAATACGCCTGTAGACCAAGACTATAGTAATCCAATGGAAATACCATACACACCTGAGGCAAGTGGGTATATTTATGGTGCAGATTTATTAGATAATGCAGGTGGCTCAGAAACAGTTATAGGCGAACTATCTGGACAACAAGCCATTAATACTCTTGTGTCTCAGATACGTGGAGATATTGCTACTGATTCTAAACCATCGTTTGACTATACAAAGAGTGTGGTTGCAACTAGTGGTAATACAAGTGATGGTACTCCTAAAGCAACACTATTTGGATATATGTATAATAATGTAAACGATGCTAGTATACTTGTAGACTTAGGGTTAACTGTTAGGGGTGATCCTTGGTACCTGGGTCCAATGCCAGTAGACCCAATGAAACCGTCAGGTCTTACATCTGCTGTAGAAGATGCTCAAGCAGTTACCGATAATGATGCTATATCGTATAGTAGCAATGATAACTACTTTTTGTTTACAATGCAAACACCACGTGTTATAGATCCTGATTTAGACGATGAAGATAATAACACTGGTTACATGTCTAAACAAGGAACAGCATACTTTTTGAGTGGAGTATATCAGATATTCCAAGTTACTGCAAACTTTAGTAACGGCATGTTTGATTGTGAACTAAATGCTAAAAAACAAACAGCATTAAGTTTAGCCAACTTCGACATGACTAATGTTGATTACGGACAATCAGAAGGCGATGACGAATTAACAGATGCGGAAATAGCCGCAATGGCAGATGAAGTAAATGCACAACAACAAAGAGAATTCGAAGAGAATAGGGGAGGCGGATAATGGGATTAAAAAGCGGAAGATATACAGCAGATAAATTTAAACAAAGTTTATCAAACCCTACGCAAAGTCTTAAAAAACAGGCTGACTTAGACTTTGGTATTTACTTAGGTGAAATTATTGTTCGTCCAAAAGATGATACTAATAGTGGTCGTTTAACCGTATGGTTACCTGCTCTAGGAAAAGATAGAGACAACCCTAGTAACTATGTAAATGCTTATTGGAGTTCTCCTTTTGCTGGAAGTACCCCTGGTAATAAAATTGGAGATAATTTAGCCGCTTATACAGAAACACAAAAAACATATGGCATGTGGATGGTTCCGCCTGATCCAGGTAATTGGGTATTAATTTGTTTTGCTGATGGAAAATCTAAATTTCCATTTTGTATAGGATGTTTATTCCCGGATCAAATGCAAAATATGGTACCAGGACTAGCAGGTGGTAAAACTTTTGGTACAGACATAAAATTACCTGTCGGAGAAGTAAATAGAAATACACCAGATATAGACCATGGCAAAAATGCTACTAGACCTTTACATCCGTACATAACGAAACCAATATTGGACCAAGGCTTAATATTAGATCCATTAAGAGGAGTATCTAACGCAAGTGCTAGAAGAGAATCACCTAGTAGAGTTTATGGTATTAGTACACCAGGACCAGAATACATCAACTTAGATACTGCAAAGAAAGACGGCACTCATAGAGGCGCCGGACATAGTTTTGTAATGGATGACGGAGATGTATTAGGTAATGACCAAAACATAAGAATTAGAACTGGCGGTGGCAATCAAATATTAATGGACGACACTAATGGACTCATATATGTTATAAATGCAAAAGGTACTGCTTGGATAGAATTAGGAGCAGATGGTGATATTCAAATTTATAGTGAAAAAGATATAAACTATAGAGCAATGGGTAATATTAATATGAGAGCAGAAAAAAATATTAATATAGATGGTAATGTTGCTGTTAATATAAATGCTGGAGTATACGGCGAAGCACATGCAGTAACTACAGCAGAAGGAGAACAACACGGTATGTTGAATATCAATGCTGGTGCAGAAATAAATGCTATTGCTAAAAAAGATTTCAAATTAACAGCAGATGATTTGGGAAGTATGCATGTATTAAGTAAAAATAATACACATTTTACAGCAAAAAAAGATGCACATTATGTTGCAAAAGGCTCAACATTCCTATCTGCAAACGATGGTACACATATAAGAAGTGGTAGTGAAACAAATATTGAATCTGGTGGTTTAACAAATGTGCTTGGTTCAGAAGTACACTTAAATGATGGTGGATCCGCAAGTAGTGGACAAAATGCACAACCGGCTTTAACAGTTCAACAATATGTAATACCAGAAGAAGAAATCCAAAAACCAGAGTGGGAATATGAATTCCAGGATACTACAGAAGACAATCCTCTCCCTACACAAGGTGAACGAAACGGTGAGGCTTTAACAACACAAAGTATTATACCTGAATTACCAACTAGAGAACCTTGGTCAGGACATTTGGATAGAGATAAAGAAATAGAAAAAGACAACTAAATTTGTTGTTTCAATTCTCTTTGTAAATCAGCAAACTTAATATAAGCACGATATTTGCCTTCTTGCTCTTCAGCAACCATCATTTTAAGTTGTTTAATTTCTTCTTTAAGAGCCTGGCACTCGTTGTTCTTATCAACGAGCATTGTGCGAAGTTGCTCTTCTAATGTATTATTAAGTGATGTATTAGTCATCATGAAATACCTGTGTTTTTATAATTTCAACAGTATCATAATTAAATAAAACTTCATTATGGCTGGTTGTCATTTCTATTTCAATGACATTATTAAGATTCTCAGGAATCGCCTTTTGTGTTTTAACAGTTAGAAGACCATCGTTAGACTCTCCCATACCGGCAAGGTCGTTACCACTTGCGTTAAATCCTGTTGTTACTATATTAATTATCTTAAAGTTATTTGAAATGGTTTGTAATGCTGTTAAAATAGCACTTCCCGGCTTCATAGATTCAAACAGTTTGCTTTGCCTAAAAACTAAACTTAACCATTTAGCAGTTCTACTTCCTCCCCATGGGGCACTCATGGCTATAAATGTTTTACAGTTATGTAAAGATTTTATAGCATGTAAACCAACAATACAACCATAACTATGTGCAATAACAGAAAACGGTTCATCACCAAAGGCTTCATATACCTCTGTGTATATGTTTCTGGATATCACATCGGGTGCTGTTTGGGTATCGTATTCTACTGTAATTAGATTGTGTTCAGGTAAAAATATTCGTAAGAAATTAAAACTTAATCCACTTTGCCCACTGCCGTGAATGAATACTATATTCTTACAGTTGTGGTAGTGCATTTTTCAACATGTTTTCCATGTCATAAAATTCTTGGGGCACTTTACCTTTTTGACCAACTAAGTTGACCATCTCAAAGAGAACATAGTTCTTAGTATAGTAATCATAAATGCCTACAGAATGTAGACGGTTTTGCTTTTTGTGTTGCATTTTAAAAAATCTCGGGCCGTAACCTCGAGAACCATCAGTAAGTTTAATTTTCCTATTGATGTCGTCGGCTTTTTTGCAGATTCCATCAAATCGGTCAATGATATTACGCATTTTACGTTTCCTTAGTTTTATAAGCAAGATAATTCTTACTATGCTATTATGTATTCAACTATTTACAAAGTCAACCTTTTTTTAGGCATATTAAAACTAGTTTTAATCGTTTATGATAAATATTGATATGGCAAACATTTATCGAGGCTTTAGCACGGTAGGGAAGGTAAGGGCACCATTTACTAAAATTGATGGTGAACTAATTAAATCAGACTTACTCAACGAGCTCTATTCAAGAAAGGGCGAACGAGTAATGAGACCAAACTACGGAACACGCATTTGGGATATACTAATGAACCCATTGGATGAATTTGTGGTGGAAGAAATCAAGGAAGATATAGACAGAGTAGTTTCTAAAGATCCTAGAGTTGAAATCACAGACATGTTCACGCAAGTACTCGACCATACTATTAGAGTAACTGTACATTTAAAGTTTAAACCTTTCTTAAACGAAGACACTTTATTTGTAGAGTATGCTAGAGACAATGTAGAGAACTAATATGGCAGTAAACAGTAGACAAAACAATTTATTTGCGGCAGAGGATTGGTCCGTAGCCTATCAGGCATACAGTCAAGTAGACTTTCAAGCATATGATTTCGATACCATTAGAAATGCAATGGTCGAATATATTAAAACAAACTTTCCTGAAAACTTCAATGACTATATTGAAAGTTCAGAATTTATAGCAATTATAGAATTGCTTGCCTACTTAGGTCAGAGTATTGCATTTAGAATGGATATTAATACTAGAGAAAACTTTCTAGAAACAGCAGAAAGAAAAGATTCAGTATTTAAACTTGCTAGACAATTAGGTTACAATCCTAAAAGAAATATTCCTGCTAGTGGCTTAATGAAAATTGTTAGTGTTTCAACCAATGAGCCATTAACAGATAGTGCAGGAAATAATTTAAACGATAGAACAATTAGTTGGAACGATGCCAACAACCCAGATAGTTACGAACAGTTTATAACTATTATGAATAGTGCATTTGGAAATGTAAACAGATTTAGTAAACCTGTTAAAACAGGAACAATTGGAGGCATACTAACAGATAGATATGATATTAATACTCCTAACAATTCTCCACTAGCACATAACTTCAGTGTAAACGTTAACGGTGTAAATAGAAATTTTGATTTTGTAAATATGGATTTTGAAGATGCAGGTGTATTTGCAGAAAAACATCCTGATGCTACAAATAACTTTTCAATTATTCATAGAAACGACGGCTTAGGTCTTTTAAGTAAGAACACAGGATTCTTTATGATGTTCAAACAAGGAACATTAAATGTACAAGAATTTAACTTTGCACAACCAATTGAAAACAGACAACAAGATATTAATGTTGAAAACATTAATGAGTTCGATGTATACCTACAAGAAGTAGACTCACTTAATAACGTATTATCAAAGTGGACTAAAGTGCCAAATACGGTTGGACAAACACTTATGTATAATACTAAAGCAAAAAACACACCGTTGCTATATGCTGTACAAAACTTAGGTACAGGTGGTATTAAACTACAATTTGCAGACGGTAACTTTGCAAATGTACCAGTAGGAAAATATAGAGCATTTTATAGAGTAAGTGATAACGAAAGATTCCAACTGCAACCAGATGATGTTAGAGCAACTGTTACAACAATACCTTACTTAACACAAGACGGAAAACAATACAATTTAACAATAACAACCAGATTAGAAAATGCTGTAACAAATAGTTTACCAGCAGAAAGTTTAGCAGGCATTAAAGAAAGAGCACCTAAGGCTTACTATGCTCAAGACAGAATGATAACAGCACAAGATTATCAAGTACTACCGTTGGCTAAAAGTACAAATATTAAAAAACTAAAAGTTACTAATAAAACACATGCAGGGCATAGTAGATATATTGATATTACCGATCCTACTAGCACATTCCAGACTACAACAAACATTGCAGAAGACGGAGCATTGTATGAGGAGGCAAGTAACTCTAGCGATACATTTACTATTACGCAAACTAATACAGCACAGGATTTTATTAATACTAAATTCCCAATAATAGTAAAGAATTTAAAATTAAACGATTTTATATACAGTTCGTATAGGACAGCAATTAAGGAAGAGCCACAATATCAAGACATGTTTGATATTTCCATATATGGCATATCGTGGAATACATTGCCAAGAAAAAGTGTAGGACAATTTGGTTACCTAACAGAGTTATTCACTAATTCAGGTACTGCCACAGACGTTAATACTGCAAATACCAATTTTAAAATTATACAGCCAGGTTATATGTTAAGATTCTATGATCCTGCTGACAAGTCAAGTTATGAATGGGTTAAAATTATAAGCATAGATAATAATGGTGTTAGAAATTCTTCCAGCAGTACTACTAACGGACCAGTAAAACTTAACAAAGAAATTAAAAACGGATGGAAATGTGACGAACTTATAGTGGTATTAAGAAAAACACTATTCGCACTTGAAGAACAAGAATTAAGAAATGCATTAACTAATAGAGCAACATTTGGCTTAAGATTTATGCCTAGTGAAAACAGATACTACATTATAGAAAATAATAACTTATCTTCTTCAATAGAATTTAGTGCAGGAAACACAGGCGATATTACAGGTACAGGTGCTGATGCAAGTTGGATATTAAGATTTAACTATACTACAATAGACACATTGTCTTATAGATATGACATAGAAATAAGAGGTACGCAGTTTGTATTTGAAAGTTTAGAAGATATACGTTTTTATGACGTTAATCAAAACAGAATACAAGACAATGCAACAGGATTAGCAAAATACGATACTATTGAATTGCCAACTTTAAACCTAAAACCAAGTTTTACAGAAGGATTTAGTTGGGTCGACCAAGATGGTACAACACTTGGCGATAGATGGTATTTGCCTACAACAGGATCATATTTTCAAAATATTCCATTAATTTCTAGAAATGTTAAATTCTCTGATGTACAAGTATCTTTAACATCTAACTTTGGAATATACAAAAACGGAACTGTAGGTGAATTTGTAGAACAAGCAAATATAGAATTAGGCACTAGTTCTGCTACAACAGATGACGGCAACGTAGTTATTGTAGATGATACTGGTGTTGTTAATTCACTACCAACTATCACTATACCTTTTAGTAATACAACATTCGGTGGCAATATATTAGACGGCTCTGGAAACATTAGATATAGATATAATAATGTTAACCAGCCTTCATTGGCGCCTAGTGTGGTAGGAGATGGTAATGGATTTTATCTACTAGATAGTGATGCTACTGAACAAACAGGTAATATTAAAATAGAACTGAATACTAGACATCATTATGCTGTAGATAGTACTACAAGAAATAATAGAAGTGATACTATTAGTATTAAATATGTTAACGACAATGCAAGAATTGACAGCCCAATTTTATATAGTGCAATTGGCAACTTCCAATATCCGGACGGGTACACAGATCCTAAAAAAGTTAAAGTTACACCAGTAAACACACAATCGTCAGATAGTCCAGATGATCCTATTCAATTTGAAAAGTTTGTTGGAGATGATGATATTATATTATTTGAAAACTACGAAGACTTTGATGGTTACACTTATACAAGACCTGTTAAATCAGGAATATTAGATTTGAGAAGAGAAAACGGAGTTAATTTTAGTGATGACTACACTAAAATTGCAGGAGACTCAATTGGTAATGCAGGAGGTAACGGACAAACGGTTTCAGGTGTTGTTCATAATACATCAGACTACGAATACTTCTTAGTTAAAAACAAAACAATAGTTGATACATTTGATAATACAGAAGGGCTGGGTGCATCTAACGGACTCCACAATAAAAAAGTATACTCCGTGAATACAGGCAAAGTTTATATTATGTCAAAAAGTAGTACAGACTTATCAAGAGTATCAAATTACGAAAGCTCAAATCATTTTGCTAAAAAAGGAAGAAGTTTTACACAGAATACAAAGTCTGCAAGGCAGAACGGCGTCATATTTAAATGGACACATATTGCAGATAATAGTGTAAGAATAGATCCTAGCATTAGTAATATACACGAATTTTTCTTACTAACAACTTCTTACCACTCGCAAGTACAAGCATATATTAATGTACCTGGAACAGCATTTCCAACACCGCCCACAAGTTCGATGTTAGAAAATGAATTTGCAGTATTACAAGAATTTAAATCTGCAAGTGACCAATTAGTATTTAAAAGTGGAAAGTTTAAAATGTTATTTGGAGCAGATGCATTGAATGAATTACAAGCAAGATTTAAAGTAGTTAGATTGCCAGGTACAAGTTTAAGCGATAACGAAATTAAAACCCAAGTAGTTACTGCAATTAATAAATATTTTGATGTAGATAACTGGGACTTTGGAGATACTTTTTACTTTACAGAATTAAGCAGTTATATACATCAACAGGTAGGTAACTCAATAGGAAGTATTGTTATTGTACCTAAAAAAGCAAACGGAGTATTTGGGGACTTGTTCCAAGTTAAAGCAGATTCGGATGAACTATTTTTAAGTACTGCATCTATAGATGATATAGATGTTGTAGATAAATTAACACACGGAAATATCAAACCAGATAAGTCAAGTTCAGGACTATTTACAACGTATGACGGAGCGGAAAAATCAACAGGACCGTATGCAATTAATGGATACTATCCGTTATATGCAACATCAGAAGCGGCAAACTTTGCAGGAGATGGTACAAGTCATTCACATATATTCTTTGGACAAACATTCTATATGCCTAACGGTGTAACATTCTATCATGGAACGTATGTGTTAGATCAAAGTGTTGCAGACACCACTTTAGGTAATACAATTACATTAAATAACTCTGTTGGAAATAGTAGTTCCAGCAATAACGGCTCAGGCGGATCAGGCGGATCTGGCGGCGGCTACAGCGGATATTAAGGAATACCATGGCTGACAAGCAAATTAAAAAGTTACCAGGACAGTTACAAACTACTGTACTGAAAAACTTTTTTGAAACTACAGTTGAGCAATTATTCAGTAAAAGTAATATTGAATCTATTTCAGCCTACGTAGGTAGAAAAGAATTTGAGCAATTCAACCCTAATAATGATTTTTATGTACAAGAGCATACACCAGAAAGAGAAAAATATAGTTTAGAACCAGTTGTTAATTCTTTAGATCCAGTAGAAGGTGATTCTACAAACATATTGTTCTATGAGGACTTTTTAAACCAACTAAGCAGTTATGGTGCTGATACAAACAAACAAAACGTTTTATTCGACACAAACTTTTACAGTTTCCTTCCACCAATTAATTATGATAAGTTAATAAACTATCAAGAATACTTTTGGAGTACAGAAGGCCCAAGAACTATTTCCATTAACGGAACCTTAGCAACACCTATCAATGTATTAAAAGATATATTAGGCAAGAAGTCTTATACTTCGCCTAACGGTATCGAATTAAAGAATGGTGCTGTAGTAGAGTTTACTGGAGAACATGTAATACCTGAATCTTACATGGGTGCTAGATATATTGTAGAGGGTGTTGGGGAAAGCATTATATTATATGCAAAAGAACAAAACTATAGTGCTGTGTTCTCAACTCCGGCTTTTGTACCGTGGGATCAAGAAATAATCACAGCAGAATCAAATTTAATTGCTACGGATAAACCTTCAGGCGCCATTACAGCGATAGGGTTATCAGGCAGACCATACTATGATGCATTAGGACAATTAACAGGAACAGTTTTTAATACCTTAGACGATATAACTGAATCAGGAGATACTTACTGGAAAGGTTATGTTACAGGTGCAGGCGAATTTTTATCTTATATAAATGACGGTGAATATGGATTTGATAACAGTCCATGGGACGGTGGTAACACACAAGAAACACCAGACTATATGTTAATGCAAAGAGGAACAACGGATAATAATACCTGGAGTAGAATTAACTTTTGGCATCACAAAGATAGATTTTTAGAAGCAGGAAGTTCTTTGCCTGCTAAAAAATATAGAGCAAAAAGACCTATTTTAGAATTTGATAGAAATTTAGAATTATATAACTTTGGTAATAAGGGTTTAAGTTTTAGTGCAGATTTAAGTGGAGAAGATTATACTCTATCTGAAATAGAAGGCAGACCTGTAAGTGCTCCACTAGATAGCCAAGGTTTAAAAATTAATAATAAAATTATTATACCGGATGAAGAAACAGCAGTATCTAGATATATCTATGTTGTAGAAGACGAGCAAAAACAAACTGTAAACGGTTCTGTTAGTGCGTCTGCTACTATTGTATTAACATCAACAACCGATGTATACATAGGAGCAACTATATCAGGAACAGGTATTTCTGAAGGCTCCCTGGTATTAACAGTTGATAGAAGTACAAATACAATAACATCTTCAAATGCAGATACTATTGCAGATGGTACCGAACTAACATTCAAAGATAGAGTTAAATTAACAAGGCTTCCTGCAGATACAAATCCTACAGGAGCAATAGACGGAGATGGAAACTTTGTTCCTTACTCACCAGAAGTAGGCGATATTGTTTCAATATTATTTGGTAATAACCATCAAGGTAAAGAATATTATTGGTCAGGAACAAGATGGTTGGTCGGACAGCAAAAAACTAAAGTAAATACTGCTCCATTATTTCAAGGATATGATGTTAATAAAAAGTCTCTAGGAGACACTTTAACATACCCGCAATCATCTTTTGCAGGTACTAAAATATTTTCATACAAACCTGGATTAACAAATACTGTTAATGATAGTGTTTTAGGCTTTCCGTTACACTACAAAAATTTTAATAACTTTAGTGAAATAGTTTACGATAATAATTTATCAGGAGACGTTATAAGTTACATACCGTTTGGTGGTAACTCAACAAACTTTGCTAAAGGTTACATTTACTACAAGAAAATATTACCTAACGGAGATGTTACATATGACACAACTTGGGTAGGACACAAACAACCGTTCAAACAAAAAATAGAAGATACATTTATTGTTACTCAAAATAATTTAGATACAAAAAAACTTGTTTGGGAAATCACAGCAATACCAAATAACAATACACAACTTAATGTAAAAGTAAATGGGTTAAAAAGAACAGACTGGACATATAATACAAATTTAAAAAGTGTTACATTTAATAGTTTTAATTTAGCACTTAACGATGTAATAGAAGTAAGAACAACATCTGATACAGGTATTATTAAAGATGCTAAAAGAGAAGGTAGATTTGAATTACCTATTAGTTGGTATTCTAATACTGAAAAGGCTGATGTACTTACAATCAGTGAGCCTCAATATTTAGAGCATATTGTAAATTATGTAGGCGGGCAAGAAACTATAACAGGTAATATTCTAGGCACAAATAATTTTATAAACATAACAGATGATAAAACATTTGCAGACAGAATTGTTCAAACAGACGATGACTTGCAAATGGCAGGATTTTTAATAAGCAACGATAATTTTAATATTGTTGATGCTATGAGATTTAACGGTGAAGAATACCTCAAATATAAAAACAGATTAAAGAAAGAAATTAAACGTTATATCGATAATAATGATACATCTAACATGACTAATCATGATATTTTAGAAGATGTATTACAAAATGTTATATCTTACAATCCTGGAAAACTAGTATTTGATTACAGTTACATGTTAGCATTAGGTGATAGATATGACGAAGAAACAATCATTACAAATAATATAGTACAAAAAGAATATACTCTTACAAACTATGCAGATAAAACAAATATAGAAAACACTATATTAGTTTATGACCAAGACGTAAATGGCAATGATATTATGTTGCTAGTTGATAACGATTATACAATAACATCTGCATCAGGTGTATGCACATTAACATTTACAGAAAATTATAATTTAACATTAGGTAATACAATTAAAGTTAGATTCTTTAATAAAAATAGAGAAAGTGCTCAGTGTCCTCCAACAACAGCGGCAATGGGACTAACACCTGTTTACATTCCCGAAATATTATCAGACACAAGTTTTAAAGATGCTATTAATGTTATTGTTGGTCACGATGGAAGTAGAACTATAGCAGACAATGACACACAAGACACAGTTCTATTAGAATTTGAAAAACGTGTTTATAATAGTATACAAACTGTTTATAGAGAAAGAATAAAACATCCAGACTTAAATGTACATGATATTAGACCAGGGCAGTTTAGAACTACAGGCATAGATAGAACAACATACTATAATATATTAAGAGAAAACTTTAATAAATTTGTTTCTAGAAATGAAGTAGATTTTGTTTCAAATGAATATTATGATGCTAATGATTCTAATACATGGAATTATAATTTTGGAACAGCATCTCCTAGTTATTGGAGAGGAATATTTGAAGCCTGTTACGATACAGAAAGACCACATACTCATCCTTGGGAAATGCTTGGCTTTATTAAAAAACCAACATGGTGGGATACTCAATATATTACTACAACATATACCAATTATGGTAGTGGTAATAAACCAATGTGGAAAGATTTAGAAGAAGGAATTATTAGACAAGGCACAAGAGAAAATGTTACTAATGATGTATACAAACTTAATAATTCTTACAGACGTATAGGACTAAGTTTAGAATTACCTGTTAATATAAATGCTGAACGATTAGCACCAGCAAATATTGTAAACACGGGTGCAACAACTAAAACAGTTTCTTGGTCAAATACAGATACAGGAACTGCTAGTGCTAATGCATCACCATTTATTAATACTACCGACGGTCTTAATTTAACTGAAAGGACTAGTGGTGCAAATACATTTTTAAACATAACCACAAACAATTTACAAAATCATACAGTTGGTACATTCCCAATAGAAGGAAGTACGGCATTTATAGAAAGTAAAGAATTAAAATATGTTATAGAATCAAATGCAACATCTAATACAGTTACATCTTTTGCAAGTGCAACAAGTACATCAAGTACTTCTGTAGGAATTGCAGTAAATGGCGCATTACTTTTTAATGCTAATGCAGGTGTAACAATAGATACTACAAGCAATTGGCATTATAACAACATGTATAGAAATGAATCCGGGAGAGATACAGTTGGAGGTAATCCAGATTCAAACAATATTTATGGTTATATACAACCGGGACCAGAAGTGGTTGGATTATCTAATTGGCAATTAGATACACACTCAACTATACTAGGTTGGGCATTTGATGGCTTACCAATTTATGGTCCATATGGATATACCGATAGATTAAATGATACCAGTGCAATTAAACGATTGGAAAGCAGTTATAGTTTAAGAACAGGACCAAGGTCAGCAATAGCACCAGGAGTTGGTGGAACACCCTCAGGCGAGTTCATCGAGGACTATGTGTACGATTCTGCAACAGGTGACCTAGACGAATTTAACGGCAGGTATGGAGTAACACCGGAATTCCCGGGTGGTACATACTATTACGTTGCAACATTAGATGCCGCCGGCAATCCAGCATATCCATATACAACAGGTCCAAAATATAGATATGCGCCAACAGATTTAGCAAATAATATAATAGGTGCAGGCACACATTCAAGTGCAGGCTCAGTAACTTATGTAAGAACAAATACATTAAACATTGCGTATGCATCTGATACAACATTAACAGGCTCCGACTGGAAGTTTGGAGATGGTGCACCAGTTGAAAATGCATGGAAATATTCAGAACAATATCCCTTCGCTATAGCGGAGGCACTATTTCTTACCAAACCCGGTAAGTTTGCCAGTGTATTTGCAGAACCCGAAAAAATTATTCGTGGCTCTGCAAATGCCATTCAGTTGTTAGATAAAACAACATTAAAACGTTACAAAATTAAAGATGCAATAGTGCATGGTAACATGGCATTAGATAAGAAAACATTATTAACAAATACAGGGTATACACAATTTATAGATTCCTATTTAAGATTCCAAGGTATAAGCACACAAAACGAATTTGCTATACCATTTAAATCCGTTAACGGAAAATTAGGACATAAGTTTGCAGGCTTTATTGACAAAGATACTATGACGGTATTCAGTGATAGTTATAGTACAACTGGAGATAGTTCTAGTTTAATATTACCTCATGAAGATATTCAAGTTAATATACATCATGGTCCGATGAGTACAACAAATCATTATACGGGTGTTAATGTAGAATTAACTACAGATGGATATTATAAAATAAGCGGATTTGCAAGTACAAAAAGATATTTTGAAGTTGGTGTTCCTAATAAAGATGGTCCGAAAACTGAAATTTCTGTGGGTGGGGAACCTGCTAACTTTAGTGGATTTGATATGAGTAGAGACTATGTTGCAGGTGACATAGTAAAATCAGGTTACAATTATTATCAGGCAAAAGAACAAATACCTGCAGGAACATCTGTAACAAATACAGAATTTTATCAAAGACTTTCTAAACTACCTACTATAGGCTCTGCAGAAGCAACATACTATCTAGAAGATACAGGCGAAGTTAAACGTGTAGAATACGGAACAGTATACAAAACATCACATGAGCTTTTTGAATTCTTAATAGACTTAGGAAGATACCAAAAAGTAATGGGGTACGACTTTAATGATTTCAATAACGAAATAGGTGACGTTAACGATTGGTTGTATTCAGGTAAGCAATTCTTATTCTGGAGTTTAGGTAATTGGTCAGCAGGAAATACTTTAAGTTTAAGTCCTATGGCTAGTAAAATTAAATTTGTATCTCAAGAAGGACGTATAAGCGACATTAAAGAATCCTTCAAAGGACAGTTTAGCATATTAGATGAAACTGGTAAAAAGATATTGCCAACAGAATGTGCAATTACAAGAGAAGGACAAATAATAACAGTTTCTCCACCAGAAGGTTCACAAATATTTGGTATTATAATTCATACAAATAGTATAGAACATGCTATGCTTGTTAATAATAAAACAGTATTTGGTGACACAATTTATGATCCTGTGTTTAATCATAGACAAAAACGTTTAAAAGTAAAAGTTAAAAGAACTAAAAATTGGGATGGCTCATTAATGAGTGAGGGGTATTTAGTTACCGAAGATAGTCTCAAACCTAACTTTGATACTTTAGCACAAGACATGGGCCGATACAACGAAACAGGTTATCTGCCTGTTGAAAGACAAGTGTATGAAGCAAGTAGAAGACAATATGGGTACAACGAAAGGAAGTACCTCAGAGAATTTGAACTGGTAGACGATAATCAATTTGATTTCTATAGTGGTATGATTCGAGATAAAGGAACAAAAGGCAGTCTAGAAAAACTATTAAACAGTGATAAGGTTCTAGTTCCTGGTAGTCTTGCTGTATATGACGAGTGGGCGTTGAAGGCAGGTGACTTTGGTGACGTGCAAAACCATCAAAGACTAGATGTAAAAATAGCAGACACAGAAATTACAAGTGAAAAACAATTAATACAAATTGTTTATCCAGAAGATATTGTTAGTACAGTTAGCGAAGTAGAAGTTTTAGGAAGAGTTAATAAATTTTATAGTGTACCTATATTAGAAATTGAGCCACCACCTGCAGAGATTCCAGGATCTTTCCAATATGGTGGAGGTACGACAGCAAAAGCAACTGTCAATCTTAATACGTCTGGCACAATTAAAGACATAACAGTCACAGAACCAGGATATGGTTATACTATTAATCCTTCAGTAACAGTTATTGCGGCACAATTACTAACAGCAAATATTACAACTTACTTTAGTAAGCCATATGCAATTAGTAGTGCATACGTTCCTAATGCAGGTTCATTTAGTGGTAATGCATTAACAGGAATTTACTTGACAGACAATTTCTCAGCAAATGCGGCTTCTTTTGTTAATTTAAGTTCAGCAAGTAATATTAGTTTAGTTGCAGATGCAATCAATACCAATGCTAATACAAATGCTAATGTTAAAGCAGAAGTAATTACAATTAGTACTGCAAGTGGTAACACAACTGTTAATAATCATATGTTACAGATTAGTGCAAACGACTTTACAATTGGTGGTAATTCAGATGCGGCAGTTATAGATGATATCACTAACAAATTAAAATTACAAGAAAAACGTTATCAACCAAGGCAACGATACAGTTTTGAAACTGCTAACACTACTACACAATCTGAAGTATTAGTGAATGTAAACGATACTGCTACAACAAACGGAACAGATTGGTTGTTTGATGCAGGTAGTAGAACAACTATCAATCCAACACAACGAACAACATCAGGTTCTATATCGTTTGACTTTACACCAATGTCAGGTACAAGTACAACACTTTCACCTATAGGTGGAATTACTTCAGGTGCTATAGCATCAGATAACTTACAAATTATTAACGGAGATTATCCCCATATAGAAGTTAAAGTTAACGGTGTATTATTAAGTGATACACTAGAAGGAAATACAGTAAGTGGATTTAGTGTAACCAATGTAGACAGTAATACAAACCGTATTACATTCCATGACGTAACTAAATTACCACAACAAGAATTAAACTCTAACACACCTATAGAAATTATAGAATTGGCTACAGTAGACTTTGAGGATACCTATCAAGGAGATTTACCTGGACAGTCGCTAAACATTAAAGTTAAAGCCAAAGATGCTTTAGCGGCAAAACTAAAACAAATTAGAACATTAGAAATAACACCTGATGTAAAAACTGATGCAACAATATTAATTGATGTAGACGACAATACTAGAATGGTACAACGACCAACAGATATGAGAACAAAAAATCTGTGGCCCACAACATCAAGTGTTAGTCATGTGGGTATAGTAGATAGTAAATATACTCCATTACCAAATGCTGGATATGTTTCTACATATAATGTACAATATCAAGCAATGGATTTGCCAAACTTTGAACGATTATTTAATAGAGATACAAGACCTGCAAGTAAAATTCCACAAAAGAATGATGTAGTACATTTTGCAAAAAGCGAACACTCAGAGTTTGATGTTTACAAATTAGTAGAACCTGCAAATTCAAATATTGCATATATCGAAGAAGACCCAAATAGAGGAACAAGTTTCTTATACACAGATATAAGTTTAAATGAATATGCAAATGCAAACTATTTGGGTAATGCAGAAGTTGAAGCAAACATTACAAACTATTATGATTATGTAGTTGCATTAAAACGAGATGTAGATATAGATCCTTATTATGCAAACGTACAATTACCGGATGGGGAAAAAGCATTTGATACATCACTTATGGATGTTAATACACCTGTAGCATTGTTTTTAAACGAAAACCAAATTATAAAAAATTCTATTCAAATATCAGGGATAGGATATAAAGAGCCATTAAGATTAAAAATTGAAAAAGTAGAACCTGCACTAAGTGGAAATATTAGTAATGTTTCATACTACCTTGCATCATCTGAAGTATGGAATGTTGATGCAAACCTAACTGGTATTGGTAACACAATTAAAATAACACATGAAGGCACAGAACAAATTGCAGACCTAGAAGATGGTTCTTATATAACATTTACTGATACAGCAAACACATACCCACTAGATAAAAGTCAAAGCGGTGTTGAATATAAAGCAAGTAATGTTAGTGTTAGTCCTTTAACAACCAAGCAAACAAAAACAGGAACATCAGATAACATTATACATACTGATACATTAGATGGAGCAGTATCCAGTACTAATATTGTGCTCACAACAGGAAGTTTCAATATACAAGTAGGTCAAATAGTAAGTGGTACAGGCGTACCTGCAAACACAACAGTTTCTGCTATTACAGATAATAAAAATTATACACTATCTACATCAGTAACAATGGGTAACGGTGTTGCTATTGGATTTGCTACAAGAGAGGATGTTTTTGCAATATCAAATGTTATAACAACTTCGTTTACAGTTGAAGATGCAAATGTAAGTGCAAATATAAGCAGTAGTTCTCTAAGAGCACAAGTAAACAGCGGACTTAAATTTACAACAGATATGGATCTAACTAATGTTGGTTTATTCAGTACAATGAAAATAAACAACATGGGATTATATAGTGGTATATACAGAATTGATAATAAGAATATAGGGACCGGTGAAGTTAGTGTTTATGGAACATACGTTGATCCATTTAGTGCTACTCACACGTTCACAGGTGTCGATACAACAACAATTACTGTACCAAATGCAAATACATTTATACAACCAGGAATGCTTGTAAGCGGAGGTGATGTAGCGGCTAATACAACAATCGTTGATGTAACTTCCACAGGTGTTATTTTATCTGCAAATGCAAACAGTGATGCAAATAGCAGTATAACATTCTCAGATAATTTATACGCAAATGCTACAGTGGTTCATGATAGTGTAAACATTACGTTTGCAGAAAATCATACATTAGCAACAGACGGTACTGATATTATACTTAATAAAACTGTAAACATCATTGACATGTCGCCGTCATATTATAACTGGGCTTGGAGAGTAAATGATGTACCTACAGCAAATACATTAACTGTACAAGGGTTTGGATATGACCACCCTTACACTACTGGTGGCAACACTTACATAAGCAAAATAGATTTCATAACACATGGCACAGATGCTATAACAACAACACCCGGAGCGGATACTGACGCATATTTAATTTCAAAACATGACGGTGAAGTTTATGTTAATGGTGCCAAAGTTGCTACGGCTTTCCCGATGTATACTTCTCAGGAGTATGTAGACGAAATTAATAGACAGATTCAAATTAAAAATGGTGCAGTTATAAATTGTGGATCATTTAGGATGGCATTACCTGGATTTTTAAATGTCCAAAGAAATGGTGGATCTGGTATGAGCGGAGGAGGTGGACCTTATAAGCCAGGAAAAACGTTGCCTAATAATACAGCAACAAATATAACAAGTACAAATCAAATACCAAACCCAGGTAATACTGCTGTAGTGCAAACTCCTATAGTGGGTGCGGCAAGTCAATCTACACCTAATACCCCTGCATATCAAGGTAGAAAAATCACACCTGCAGTTGGACCTCCATTAGAATATTTAGGAGATAATCCAACAAGAGATGAAGCAAACGGTCATTACGGACCAAATGGTGATTCTTTTAAAACGATGAATGCTCAACAAGACAATAAAAAAAATGCGGTTGATCCTTATCAAAACTACATAGGAACTTCATATTATTCAAATGTAACTGTAAACAAATTTGGTATAATTCAGGGAATAACGTATCCAAGAACTTATTACAACTGGAATCCAGAAACAGGACAAAGAGGACTATGGATGTGGATGGGCACTCCTGCTGTATCAGGTTGGATCAATACGTGGATAGACCCAAATTCAGTAATAGTTCCTCCTCCACCAGGAGTTCCTAGTTTTACCCAGCCTGGGGCCGGATATGATACTTCCTCTGGCACTCCTCCGGTTAACACAAACACTGGAACTAATACAAGTACCAATACCAATACAAGTACCAATACCACAGTAGTACCGGCTTCGGCTGGTAACTCTCAGGGTGGTGCTGGAACAACTACATCCGGCACTGGAGTAGGAAGTACTAATGTAAATAATACAGGAACAACAGCGGCTGACTTTACGGCGTTAATTGCTATAACTCAACACGATGATGCATGTCCTGTACCTCCACCACCCCCTCCACCACCCCCTAATCCTCCGGTGGGAGAAGTGTGCAGGCAAGAAAGTAATTCTCTAGGTATAGGAAAGACAGAAACATTTAAGTATACATTTACATCTGATACTAGTCAAACATATCCAATAAAATTATTGTTTGATACTTATAGTGCTAAAGATAGAATTACAATTTATCAGTCTAGCAGTCAAATAAGCAGAGGAACAAAAGTTGCAAGTACTAGAGTTGGAGATGGTGTTAGTAACATTACACAGGCTGATATAAATGCATGGGCAAACACAACATTCCAGGCAAGTGTTGGACAAAATCCTTGGAATACGAATACTGGTGCAGTTAGTGGTTTATTAGGTCAAAATTATACACAACGAGGCGATGGATATGTAACAGAGAATGGTAAAATTTCTTGGACATACAACGCATCCTTAGGACAATATATTACAATAACAGTTGAAAAAGATTCTAGATCAAGTACAGCATTTAGATACTTTTTGTGTTTCCCTGTTAACGATGCTAATGGAACAGGCTTCCCTGCTAGTGGCACAAACAATAATAATTCTGCGATTGGTAATCCTCCACCAGGTGGTAATCAAAGCCAGTTCCCGAATTTGGCAAACCAATCTTGGACTCAAACATTCCCGTCATACAACATAGGTGGTATACCAAATTTTGGAAACTTAGGAGGCGCACCTGGATATGGATATGGAAACTTTGGAATTGGCGGCGGTGGTGGCAACTATGGATTTATGGGAACAAATTATACATACTCTAGTACACTTGCCGGATTAACTGGAGTTAATATAGCAGGATTACCGAGTTATAATTTAGGACAAAATGTAGGCGGTGGTACAACTACAGCAAGTAACACAACAACTGTAGCAAATCAACCAACAAATAATATAAATTACTTAACTATTGGTGCTTTACAACAAAATTCTACAACAGGACAATTTAGTGCAGTTCCAGGTTCAACTACAAACGTTCCTATCTGTCCACCTAAAGCAAGAATAAAAGTTTGCGGACAACAAAAGATGGTGGGTGCTGGAGATTCATTCTTTATTAACGGTGACGAAATATCTTTATCAGGTGCAACTGATATTGAAGCAGTTAAAACAGAAATACTTGCACAAACCTCATCAGTAGAGGTTATGATAACAACAGATGGCGCAACTCAAGAAAAATGTTTGTTTATTAGAAATAAAGTTTCTGACCCAATGATTATTAGAAATGGTTGTGCTGGTGGTGTACACAAAGAAGTATTAGACTACTCCTTAAAAGCAGATGAGCAAATGTGTTTTAACAAAGAAACTGTACAAAACCCAACAGTAACTACAACTACTACTGGCGCTCAGAGATATAGTGTTAGTGGCGGAACAGTAGACTTAGCATCGGGTTCTACAGGAACTACTGCTTATGGAACACCAACAATTAAAACTCCTAGAGAATTACAACAAAAAGGAGAGAAGAGTAGTGTATGTGTTACTAGAGGCTCGGGCTATAAAAATGGTGATGTACTAAGAGTTATGGGTGGTACACCGGTAATAGACAGCGGTTCTACAGGTATCGAATACCTAGTAATATCAAGTTCAGGTTATGGTTATGGAAATCAAGTAGGTCCAATTGGAAGACCTGTACAAATTAGAATAGGTTCTAGGGGAGAACCTGGTAATGGTGCTATGTTAGACTATAGTTCATTATCCTTTGACGGTAACGGCGGTTTATCCGGGATACAACTTCCAAACAACCAGCAGATAATTAAGGTGCTAAGTGAAGGACAAGGATACAGCATAGACAACCCACCGACTATCACAGTAATAGGCGCTGGTAGTGGTTGTATAATAACTGCTAAATTAAAAGAAAAAAATGTTGCAGTTGAAAAAACTGCTAAATTTATTGTAAAAGAGGTTGACCAAGAAGGTGCAATTATAGATTTACAAGTTATAAACAGAGGAGTATATAAAATATTTCCAAGTGACTTAGATAGTGGTGTACCATTACAGTACGATATTAAACGTCCTATAGACGGGGTACCTACCAATGAGCTTTTAGGAAGTGATGTTGTAACTACAACAGGAATTGATCCCACAAAGGCAGGTAAAGGAATAGGTGCTAGAGTATTCTTAACAGCAAGAGATATTCCAACTTGTAGTGAGAAGGGAACAGCATTAACAGATTTAGGATTACCTGAAGGACTTACATTCCCAATCCAACCAGCACAACAACTAGCAGATGACATTGCTATTTGGAGTCCGTTAGATGAAAATGGTAATCCATTCTTTACAGGAGATTTTGTTACAGTAGGAACAGACGGAGAACTGAATACAGACCCTAATGCTCAAGGTGATGATCCGTTTGGAGAAATTATTATTGGTGGACCAAACATTGATGGTATTACATTATCAGATCCTTTAAACCCTGGTTTCTTAAATGCTATTGGTTTGCTGGAAGGCGACTATGTTTGTGATGAGCAACCACTATTTAAAAATATTGATGAAACTGGCATAGATCCTAAACTAGTAGTAGAAAAAGGTGCATTACAAAACTTAAATTCATTGACTAGTGGAAGAGTTGGTCCTGCAGGAAATTATATAGGTACGATGCCTTGGAATACAGCATTTAATCTTGGAATGAATTTAGGTAATGCAGAAATTATAGATAATTTATATGAATATGAACTTAGACAAATAGATGGACAACAGCCAATAACATTCACTGATGCATCATTGAATAGGCAAAACGTAACACCGTTGCTTTTAAACAGTATGAGATTCGATACTGAAAGTGGATTAGACTTAGCAAATATTAGTAATGCTTGGATCGATAGTTACGGCACAACAAACGGTTGGGCATACTTAGAAAGTAATACTGTTATTAGACAACAAGAGGCACTAACAGATATTGCATTCTTAGATGATGTAATAATATATGACGAAGAAACAGCAGAAAAAGAATACGATATAAACTTATACGATCCATTCAAAGGTATTATACCAGGATTTATAGACAAAGAAATAACATATAAATCAGAATCAGATCCTGTTGTGTACGATCCAAAATACACTAAGTTCGGTAAAGAACAAGTTGGACAAACATGGTGGGATACTAGTAAAGTAAGATATAACTGGTACGAGCAAGGAGCCGGAACATATAGTAATGGATATAACAACACAGAAAGAAATAGAGATTGGGGTAGTAAATTCCCAGGTAGTCAAATTTGTATTTACGAATGGACGGAGAACTTAGTCGAGCCTAGTAACTACAGTGGCGAAGGAACAACACTTGGAGTCAATAATTTTATTACAGATAAAGAAATAAATTCTAAAGGTAAAGAGATAATTTACTACTATTACTGGATAAGAAAATTAACTTCTGTTTCTGATAATGCAAAATTAAACTTAGGTAGAGATAAAAGTATTTTAGAACTAGAATTACTTCTAGAAAATCCTGAAGGCAATAGAATGCCTTACTTAGGACTTATGTCTCCGGATGCATATACTGTAAACAAATTAGGTGACTTAATTAAAACAGAAGATTCAATTGTTAGTTTAAACTTTAGAAGAAAAGATTCTGGTCTATCTAAGAAACATTCTAGTTGGACACTAGCAGGTGAAGGTAATCCTAATGCTGTTATACCAAATAATTTAAGTATTAAAGTTATAGATAGTTTAGCAGGATATAATGCTTTAGATGAAGTAGTTCCAGTTGAAGGACTAAGTCCAGGTGAAAGATATGGTAGTAAGTTTAGACCTAGACAAACTATGTTTAAAGACTTACTTGCGGCTAGAAAACAAATGTTCGAATCTTTAAATGATATATTTGCAGAAGTACAAATGAATACTACATTCAATGATTGGAGATTAGGTCTTCCTACTTCTACGCCTAACTTAGATACAGTCAACTGGTTTGAGTTGTTAAGAACAGATAAAATTACAGGCACAAAATTATATTATAACAGCGACTATAAACCACTAAGAAAAGTTAAAACAGATAAGCAGTTGCAATTAATTAAAAACTTATTGGATAAAAGTGTAATACAAGTACAGGCAAAAGATAGCGATCCATACAAGTTGTATGAATATTCTAAAGGTACAAAAACATTTAAACTTATTGCAATTGAAAACGAAACTGTCGAATGGAACAGCAGTATATATACAGCCAGACAAACATTAGCCGTAGGACAGGAAGTAAGACAAATACTAATACATTTATATTACAATGTGTTTACAGGTTCTAATAAGATTTATTGGAACAGATTCTTTTTTGATATGGTTAAGTTTGCAGTTGGTGAACAACAAGAAATAGATTGGGCATTTAAATCAACATATTTAAATGTTGTAAAACAAGAAACAGACTTAATTCCATTTAAAGGATTAAAGATTGATAACTTTGATAAAGCAGTAGATTACTTTAATGAAGTTAAACCTTATGCAAGTAAGATTAGAAACTATAGAGATATTAAACAGGCACCTATTGAAAACTTAATAGGTAGTACATCTGATTTTGATAGACCTCCATTCTTTGATGAAGATGCTCAAGAAGTTAGAATATTAAATGCAAATGTTAGTGCAGATGCAAACATATTATCTAGCGATACAATTTATGCAGGATTTGTTAGCAACGATGGATTGACAAATAACAGCATAAGAAAAATGGATACTAAATTAATATTTGACAGAGTTAAAGCAGACTTGTTTGAAAATAGCAGTGGTATACAAACTACAAGAATTGTTGCAGTAAGTAACAATACAAACTTAGCACTATCTTTTGTTCCTGCAGACAGCAGTAGATTAGAAGTTAGATTAAATAATGTATTAGTTCCAGCAACAAGTACAAGTTCAGGCACAGCAGTAACTAACTGGACATACAATGCAGAAGATAATGTAATTACATTAAACAAAACATCTGCAGATAATCCAATGTTACTAACTATAGAGCCTGGCGATGTGATTGACATAAGTTGTATGGACGGATACGATCCTTCAAAAGAAACATTAAGTGCGAGTATTGCCAAGAACATTGTTAAAATTGAAACAAATTCAAATGCAGATATTAGTAGTTCTGCAAAAAATTGGACAGCGAGTGACAGGGAGTTTAAATTTAATACAGAAATTAGAACAGCATTTATAAGTGCTATGGATTCTGCTCACGGTACTGGTGCAGGAGAAACTACGTCATTCACAACTAATGCAACTATAATGACAGACATGGTTTCTAGTGGTAATTTAAATACAACTATTGGCCTAGTTAAAACAGCAATAGGTGGAGACTTTAACGGCTCACTATTAGATGCAAATACATTTATTGATGTTGTTCCAGGAACACATCCAACAACATATTATACTAATACAAGAGGATTTGATTATTTCTTATGGGACACAGATGTCTGGGATAAAGAAGTAACTGTAGAAAACTTCCACGGTGTATTTAATGAAGATAGACAGGGCAATGTAAATTATAGAATTAATGATGAAACAATATATGGGTTTGATGCTGTAACATTTACAAAATCTTCATATGGTCCTGATAGACCTGAAGAATTAATTGTTGTACAACCGTTTGAAACATTAGTTATGAACATTCATACTAGTAACGTTTCCCATGGTAATGTTGCAATAGGAACAACAAGTTCTAAACCAGTTCAGCACACAATGTTTATGGACTTATTTGGTAGAACAGACTTTTATAGACGTTCCACAACAGGTATTACTACAACGTCAGCAACTGTTAATAGTTGGGAAAATACTATTAGTGTAACAGATGTAAGTGATTTACCTGTAGCAAATGAATCTAATAAAGGTGTAATTTGGATTAACTCAGAAAGAATAGAATACACAGGAGTTGATTCGGTAAGTAATAAATTACTAGGTATCATACGAGGTACTAGGGGAACAACTGCTAATCCAATAATAGCATCTGGCTCACAAATATATAATGGTGAAGAAACAGAAAACATTGCTCTTTCAGGATTTAGAGACCCACAAGATTTAAATTGGCTCACTAGTGATGTCAATGCAAGTGCAGATAACAGTTATGTTACTGTAAGTTTATGTGATACATCAGGTGATGCCACAGAAAACACAATAGTAGGATTTATACAAAAAGGTTCTACATAAAAACATATTTTAATGAAAAGTGATAAATAACAGCATGGAAGATTTAAATAAAACTAAAAAAGATAAAGCAGAAGAAACACCAATAGATGACACTATGGGTTTAAAAATGTCTGGTCATATTTTGATTAGAGATAAAGAATCCGGTGAAGAACTTGTTAATAAAAGAAATGCTATTCACTATGGTAACATGGCGAATATAATTGCTAGAGCAATGACAGACAAGTTAGGTGACTACTACATACATTTTATGGGCTTCGGTAATGGAGCAACAAGTGTAGATACTGCTGGAAAAGTTATATATAAATCTCCAAGGGTAAGTGAGAGTTATGAATCTAGTGGTACGTTATACTCTAGAACATATCAAAAAGTAGTTAGTAATAGCACGGCGACGGATAAAATCGAAGTTATACCAGGACCAAGTTATACAGACTTAAAAATTACATGTACACTAGGATACAATGAACCTAGTGATGCAGACGCATTTGATACAAGTACAACAAATGACGGTTCATATGTATTTGATGAACTAGGCTTGTTATCATATGCAGACGATATAAACGACAGTATTTTACTGACACATGTTATTTTTCACCCAGTACAAAAAAGTAAAAACAGAGAAATTGAAATCGTATATACTGTACGAGTTCAACTAAATTAGAGGAAATAGAGAATGACGTATTCAGTAAAAACGACTGACACTAACGATACAATCACTATTGCAACGGGTGAGGTAAGCACTAAGTATGGTGTAGCACTTGTAGGCAGAAACGTATCAGGTTATGGTCAATTTTTCGTTGAAAACACAATATGGATGCTAGAGAACTTTGCAAGTGATTCTAGCCCAACTGCTAGAAGTGATTCAGCATTAGAAGGTCAACATTGGTACAGTACCGGTGATAACACAATGCGAGTATATGATGGGACGGCGTGGAGAAGGCAAACTCCTCTAATTGCTTCTTCGGCTCCTACCACAGACTTAGGTCAAGGGACAGAATACTTCGATACAGTTGACAACAAGAAAAGAATTTATGATGGCAGTACATGGAATGATGTTTCATATCCTGGTACTGTTACAAGTAGATGGTCTTCAGAGAAAGGCGGAACTACATATGGTACAAGATTTAGAACATTGTACTTAACAGATACTACAAGTAAGAAAAGAGCAGTTGCGGCACTAGTTTATATAAACGATGGTACTGATACAGGTTATACTAGTAATGAAACCATTATGTGTATATTCAGTGACTATGCATTTACAGTAGATGCTAGTTCATTATCAACTAGTTACAGAGACAGTGAAAGTTCACCAGTTAACCTAAATGCAGAATTTAATGATGCTAACGGTATGGGTTATGATATTAAAGTTGGTATGAACTTAAGACGTGCTTACTCTACAACAGCAGTTAGTTTGGCAAACGTTGCCTTACAGGCAGATAGTGCCAATGGTTTACTAGTAGGTGGTACAACATTACCAGCAAGTGGTTTCTACCATACAGGTAGTACTGCTATTGTTCCTGGCTCAACAGATGCTGTAAACTTAGGTAGTACAACAAACAGATTTAATAACCTATATTTAGGTAGTGATATTGTAATTGGTGATCCAGCAGAAGCGTCTGTTCAAAACCATACAATTCAATCAACAGGTAATGCGGCATTATCCGTAGGTACAACAAACGATCCAGTTAAAACATTATATGTGGATGACATCTATATGTCAGGTACTATAATTGGATTTGGTGCAGATACTATTGAAACAATTGGTTCTAGTGCAAATCCAATGGACACAGCATTTATTAGTAATGTTGCAGTTAATCCTGCGGCAGGAACTGCTCAACAAAATATTACAACATCTGGAATAAGAGGACTTGATTTACAAGACTCTAGTGGTACAGTGGTATTTGATGCATCAACAGGAACATTACAGAATATTGCACTAGCAAATGCTTTAACACAAGGCGATGGTATTACATCTTTTAGTTATGATGGAAGTACAGCAAGTCAAACTATAGCAGTAGACAGCACAGTTGTTAGAACAACTGGAACACAAACTGTGGCAGGTGCTAAAACATTTAGTGCAGAAATTATTTCAACTGCAGGTTTAGATGCAACAGGACAAACTATTAAATGGGGTTCACTAAGCGACGGTACAATTACTGTTACCCAATTTGTAGACGAAGACAATATGGCATCAAATAGTGCCACACAGATTCCGACACAGCAATCTGTTAAAGCATACGTTGATACTAGTTTATCATCAGGATTCACTAGTGATGCTAACAATACTAGAGACTTAGGTGCTAGTGGTAATAAGTGGGCTAATGTTTATGCAACAACATTCCAAGGTGTAGCAACAACGGCTCAATATGCTGATATGGCTGAGGTTTATTCCTCCGATGCAGACTATGAAGCAGGCACAGTTGTTAAGTTAGGTGGCGATGCAGAAATTACAATGACTACAGCACATGCAGATACAGATGTATTTGGCGTGATATCAACAAGCCCAGCATACTTAATGAACGCAGAAGCAGAAGGATTACCAGTAGCAATGACAGGAAGAGTTCCAGTTAAAGTAATTGGTAAAGTTAGTAAAGGCGAAAGACTAGTTAGTTCTGACGTTCCTGGATTAGCATGGGCATTAGGTGATGAAGAATATGATACTAGAGCAGTAATAGGTAGAAGTTTACAAGACAAAAATGACGGCAACGAAGGCATAGTAGAAGCAGTTGTCGGTGTAAAATAGATAAATATAAGAAACAAAGAAGTAGGAGTTTAATATGCCAAGTGGAGCAAGTGTAACAGTAACAGGTGGATTCAACATGACCAAAGTTGTAACAGGTGATGTGATTGGAAACTCTGATTACGATTTAATTAAATCAAACGTCTATAGGCAGTTAAGTACGCCTGCAGACCATACAGTAGGCACATACACAGCAAGTTCAATATACGGCTACAATCAATCGATTGGTAGTTTAGACGCCGCAACAGGCGAAACAATTAATGCAAGTAGTACAGATAACGGATACAAAAACTTGCAAGACGAGGTCCAGGCTATAGGAACATTCCTAGGTCTTTCTTTAAATAGTTCAACAACAACAGATAAAGTAGATGGTAATACAATCTCAGCAAGTGATTGGAGTAACTTAATGGACGATGTTAAGTTATGTTTCGATGCAAGACTTTCTGTTCCTGGTGGTAGTTTAACATCTGGAGCATTTGGTGATTCTACTAGAACAACAGCATGGGGTAGTTCAGGTACACCACAAATTACACATGAGTTTACTACTACATTTAGTAGTGAAGCACATGCTAGAGCATTTTTCAACGGTGGAGGAGAAATAAACTTCACAGCAGGACGTTCAGGTGGTACATCAGGTAGTGCGGCAGGAACAATTGGTTCTCAGAATTCAAACTGGACATCACTACTAAGTAGTATGGGTACATTATCATTTAACCTTAACAACTTAACAAGTTCAGGATCAACAGGTACAAGTGCTGGTAAAGGTTTTTATGAACTAACAGCAAGTTATCAAGACTTATATACCAAGTATGGATCAGGTTCTTATGCAAGTAACTATTACTTAATAAGAGCAAAAGTCAACAGTACAACTAATCCAACAATTATAACATTCCAGGTAAGATTTAGAGATGACCACGCATTGGGCGATGGTGTTGGTGCTGACGGTGTTGACGGTAACGCAGATGACTCAGTCGGATATGTAGATAGTGTTGACGGTACTGTAGTAAGTACTGTAACATCAAAACGTGCAAATAACGGTGTTGTTATTAGTGCGCCATCTTACTCCGCAGTAACTAACCTGTAATAAGCAAATTTAAAGAAGCCAGTTCGTTGTAACTGGCTTTTTTTTGACTGATAAATATTGCTATGACGTCTAAACTTAACAAAGCATTAGAGTTTTCTAATTACAGAACAACTTTAAATATTCAACACAATGCACTTAAATCCAAAGTGCAAACATTATTAAATTATAGTATTAATGGTGGCACATTCGAGATATCACAAATATTAATCTCTTTTGTAAAAACATTAATAGAACAGGGACACGACACAGCAATACTTTTAGATGTGTACAACAACCCTATTGAAATTGTTGGTTTAGAAGATTTTTTAGAGGAAATTCTATCAAGATACTTTGAAGCAACAAACGAATATCACGCAGAATATTCAAAAATGAAGCAGAGTCGCAAAGTTCATAAATTGGTAGATTTGGAACTTGATGACGACAAAGAGTAAAGGAATATTAATATTTGCTCATAACAATGAGGAAATAGATTA